AGTGGTACTTTAACTAATGATGGCAATACAAACGTTCCTATTACCTTCACAATTTCTGGTGGGGTTTCTGCAAACTTAACTGCGCCTATTACTATCAATAACACGACCCTAAGTAAAACGCTAACTGTGGTAAAAAATCTACGCAGTGCTGCATACGCTGTAAATATAACTGCGTCTGAGAGGACCGGAAATGTTGTAACCCTAACTACGGCCGGGCATAGCTACTATGTCGGGGATATTGTCACTATTGCCAGCGTCACCACTGTCGGTAGAACCGGACTAAACGAAGCGGCTAGAACAATCACTGCCGTTACTTCTACCACTATTACCTATACAAGTGCTACTAGCGGAACTTTAGCAAGTCTTGCAACCAATGGAAATATTGGACTGGATAGTGCAGATACCCTAGTTGTCGATAATTATAACAAAACAGCATTATTCAATGGATCTGCAACTAATGCTCGTTCTTACATTGATGCCTTGGTTGACTGGATAGTTCTAGCTCCAGGAGATAACACAATTACATTTACCGATTCCGGCGGGACTACAGATATGTCTGTCGAATACCGCTCCGGCTGGATAGGCTAAAATAGTTGTATAACGACGTTTAGACATAAGGTTAGACAATGCCAATTACTACGAATGATTTTTCTGCAAAAGTAGCAGACTATCGTTATTTTGTCGTAGACATCGTAACCAACGAAATAGCCGCTGAAATTCCGTTTAGTGATGTGAGCTTTGAACGTGCACTTAAAGGTGCTGGTAGTTTTTCTGGAACTATTGCTGTAGCTCCGGACACAAAGAATTTAAACCTTTATGATAACACCATGCCTGGAAAAATGGCACTCTACGTAACAAGAAACAATATCTGCGTATGGGGTGGAATTATTTGGTCTCGGGAATACACTCTTTTAGATAGAACTCTTTCCGTAAATGCGTCCGAATTTACTAGCTACCTGACGCACAGATTTGTCTGGAAGACGTTTAACTACGACGTAGAGGCTATAGCTACAAAAACAACCACTGGTGGTAATGTAAAAATTACCATGAAAGATAGGGAAATTATTTACCCTACTGTAGATGCCAGCGGTAATAGAACTAAAGTAAAAATCTCATTCGGTGAGACTGGCATTGGCGGTTACTATAACGGATACTATGAAATCTTAGCTAGCCCAGCTCCTGGAACTACAGTTGCAGCTGAAGGTACTGAATCCTATTTTTATGTAACAATTCCAAAACTTCCTGCACGCCCGAGCAGCTACTACTCTCTAGTTACAGTTACCTCAAAGGTTGATACCTACGATTATGCTAGAAAACTTATAACTGAAACTTTTAATGACTTTACGTCAATTGAATTTGCAAATGAGCTAGTAGAGCCTGGTGTAACTAATGCCTATGAAACAACTTATCGTCAAGTTGTTAGCGGTATTGCTACGATCACTACAAGCGAACCCCACGGTTTAGTGGCCGGTCAAACAGTTCAGCTTACAAATGTTCATGTTGATTTGAATAACGACATTGATAAAAACGAATCATGGACTGTGACTGATGTCCCCTCTACTACCACTTATAAATTTGATACAGGTGATTCTGGCTTAACCGTTGCCAACAATGCGTCCGCTCTGTCTGAGACTGCCTATCCGTTAAAGTATCGCAGAGTTAGTGAGACCCTTAAAAAGTCTATTAATAAAGTTTTTGTTTCCGGAAACGTTGCCACTATGCAAACAATAAAGCCTCACTACTTTAAAGTCGGCGACGTAGTAATCCTAAACGTAGAAAAAAATAAAGTAATATCAAAAGACGTAAAATCTGCTGTTTTAAATAAAGATGGCCAGGGGGCTCTAGTCACCGCCGTTCCAACTAAATATAAATTTAGCTACAGCCTGACAACTGCAAATACAACTACTCAGGGTGTGGCTCTTACTAATTCTTATGTAAACTACTCGGTTCCTAGACGAAGACTAGAACTAGACACGTACGCTGCATATCCACACGATTTCGTAGCCAGAGATCACATCTATGTTTCTGGTGTAGATGATCCCAGCTGGGGAGAGCCGCTTTATGGCGGATATCACACTGTAACTGCTGTCGAAACTGGTGGCACACCTACATGGTTCCAGTATGAACCTCTATATGATATGACCGTAGAGCCTGGTAGTAAAGCAACTATTAAAAAGTTTCAATACAAAAAGAAAAACAAAAGCAATGCCACTATTAACAAGGTGTTTGTGACTACTGAACGTGCTCACGGATTTTTAGTTGGTGATAACATAACCGTTAATATTAATGCAAAAGGAAACAGCAATGACAAAGTATTTGATGGTACCCAGGTTGTCGCTTCTGTAGTTGATGATATTACTTTTACATATACTCCAGATACTGCGGCTAGTGCTAATGTCACTCTACAAGATGCTTCTGGAACGGTCACCAGAACTAAAGCACTAATTAGCTCTGTTTCTAAAAGCTATAAAACTATAACTGCTAAGCAAAGAGTTGGGTCTACGGCCACCATAACAACATCTGCTGCGCATGGCTTTGTAGAAGATGATTTTGTAATGGTTCAATCATCTGACAGTACATTTAATAACTCCGGCGATCCAGTAAAAGTTACTGACGTTATTTCTACTACCAGATTTAGCTACGTTAATACCGGAACTGCTACAGGAAACACTGCAGCTACTGGGTCTACCGCTCTTGTTTACTCTAACTTTGGTACAGCACTATTTCCTACTGGAGCTGCCTGCACCTCGGGGCTAACTACTAGAACAATAACTTGCGCGGATCATGGACTAGAGGTCGGCAACTGGGTTGTTGTAAATATTGTTGGAAACGAATCGCATTTTAGTAATGACAATATTCCTGTAAAAGTTGCTTCGGTGCCCTCTACTAGTACTTTTACTTATGCTTACACAGCGCCGTCCGTAACCCTTGCTCTTACTGGCTTAACTAAAGCAATAGTAACTAGGGCTGCCTATGCTTCTAAACTTCCTCTAACCTATGTTAAAAGTTATGGTGAATTTCCAAACAACACCAACCTAGGTGGAATGGATTTTTCAACGGATGACTACAGCACCTATCCGGTATTGACTAACACTCTTCTTGGTGGAAATTTAACAAACGTTGGAGAACACCTAGACAAATACTCAGAAAGTATAGATGGGTTTGAATACAGAATCGACTGCGCCGTACAAACTATAGGCGGTATAAGCAGCTTCAAAAGAACTTTTGTTTTTATTCCAAGAAAACCGGACTCTCTAACCGAATATCTATCGGCAACCCCTCTTGCCGCCGGAGCGTACGCTCCTCCAAGTGCTTTTGGGGCAGATAAATTAATTTTTGAGTACCCTGGAAATATTAGTACTGTTAGTTTGTCAGAGAACGCAGAGAACGCTGCCACCAGAATGTTTATTACTGCCGATAGTGGTGGCTCTGGTTCCGAGTCCTCTCCTAGATATTCGGCTGCTACCGACACCGAACTTCTTGCAAATGGCTGGCCTATTCTGGATGCTACCGAAAAAGTTGACTGGTCTGCCTCTCCTGTAGATATGATTAACGTAGATGACTGGGGAAACTACGATATCGAGCGTGATCTATATAACACTGCAACTAGGTACCTAAAACAGTCAAAACCACCTATGGGTGAGTACTCTATCGAAATTAATGGTTCGTTAGATCCTGTTGTTGGTTCCTATAATCCTGGTGACTGGTGTCAAGTTATTATCAATGATGACTTTATTGCGGAACGTTTAAACAGTTATTTGGAACCGCGTAGTAATCTACTTCTTAGAAAGATAGAATCAATTAAGGTAAGTGTGCCAAATTCTCCAGCGTTTCCGGAGCAAATTACATTAAATCTAATCCCTGAATGGCAGGTTGATACCAGTGGCTAGTGGACGACTTAGAAGAAATAAAAGTATTGGCTCTTATTTAACCTCTCTGGAGCAGACTGCAACTAACCTAAATACTAGGCAGAATTTTCTTACAACCGGTCTGGCTTCGGGAAGTGTTTCCGAGTCGGCTCTGTCTGAAGAATTGACTATTGCTAATAAGACAATTCAAACTGAAAACTTTGTAGAAGGCTATTCTGGTTGGCGCATTTCTGGAGACGGGGCTGCAGAGTTTGGAAGCGTCGTAGTTCGTGGAGATATTAATGCTTTCTCTGGGACAATTGGTTACTGGAATATTTCGACCCCGGCGGTGTCTCGTGTAATTGGTCCATACACGCTGCTCGGCACATTTGTTGAAAGCAGTGCTACAGGCAGCAACGATGTAGACACTACTAGTGGAACTTACGTTGGTCTTTACAAGTCCTACTCTCCCGAAGAAATTGTTGTAACGTCTAAATTTAGAGCGTCAAACGTAGCGTCTCTGACTGCAGAAAATCACCAATTTGAGGTTGGTGATTATGTAATAGTTTCTCTAGAAGATGACACTACTTTTAACAATGGTTTTATTCCTACAATAATTACAGATGCCACTAATGATACGTTTACCTACGCTAATACCGGATCTAACGTGGCAGAATCCGCTGCAACTGGCGTGGTTCAGCTCTACAATCCTGACGTTGCCGGACTCTATCTAAGAGACTATGGCAAACGTGAGTTTGATTACGGGTACTTCTCTAGCACTGGCGTGGCTTATGTTGCTGCTGAAACTTTGAACTTAATCTACAACCCTAGCTTTGAGTTTACTGATACTAATACTTATACAGTAACTGCAGCTTCATCTTCTTCGGTAAACGTCGCTACCTACACCGTTAACTACGTAGCTGCATCAAACCCATTCACTATTGGTCAAAAAATAACCATTATTGGCATGACTGCTTCTTATTTTAATGGAAGCTTCTTTGTAACTTCTATTGCCGGATCATCTGGTGCATGGACGGTTACTGTAACTGATACAACCTCCCCGTTTACATTCCCGGGAACTGCTACCGGATTTGGAACCATAAGCTCGACAGTAAAACCTTCTGTTCTTAGCTGGGATACGTCGACTGCTGGTTCAGTGACCAGCTGGTCATTTATTAGTGCAACTCTTAGAGATTATGCCACTGCCAGTAGTTACGGTGGTGCTATTAGCTGGACAAATACCGTTCCAACAACTAAATTCCGTGGAATTGTTGGATACGGGGTTGGGGATGCTTATAAAGTATTTGACACCAGTAGATCCTTATACTTCAGTTATGATGCTTTCTTAAACTATCGACCATTCTCATCTACTATTTCAAACTTTGTTACAACTTCCGGTTCAGTAGTAACTATTACCACTAGCGGAACTCACGGGCTATCCGTTAATGACATTGTTTATCTAGACTTTGATGCAAGAGGTGCCACTGGTTTTCCAGGTGGAGCTAATGAGAACTGGGCAACGGACGAATTAAACGATAACAGTAGGCTATTTAAAGTATTAACTGTACCAACGACCACAACTTTTACAATCACTAATATACAGGCTGCTACCGCAACTGCTGGAATCACTACTATAGCTAGGAGTACCCGTGACGGTATTACCACAAGAGCTAAAAATGTATATAAGGTAGTCTGGCCAGCTATAGACCTAAGCGAAGTTGTTTTTGAGTTCCCTAATGCTACAACAACTACCCTGTATAGCGTGCTAGATGTCACCACTAAAGCCGCCTGGGATGCAAGCACCTATTATAAGTACAAAACCATCAATCCAAATGACTGGATGCTAGAATTTTTGGATCCAGTGGATGGGATAGAACCGCTTCTAGGTAACCAAATTCTTATAGATGGTGCTGCCCTTAGAAGTGCATACGCTACTAATGACAATACAAATTTTCTTTTGGAAGCTGATATAAAAGTCCAAATTCCAATCAAAACATACTCTCAAACGTATGACAATGGAGATGCTGGAACCTACACTTCTACTACAGGTACGTTGCATACTTCTAAAGCAAATATTACTGCTATTAGCTACACTGCAAACACCATTACATATACAGCAGCTAATAACTTTGCAGCTGGAGACTATGTCACCGTTACAGGTGCATCATCAGCTCAATACAACATTACTAATGAGTTGATAGCTACTGCAACAGCAGCTAACTTTACTGTGACAAAAACAATAGCTGCCGGTACAACATCTACTGCAAATGCTGTAGCAAATAACGTTCTTAGCACTGTAATAGACCAAGTATTGCTTTCCACCGAACCGGTGGCATTCTTTGGTGATACGTCATCATCTTTTTATTGGAAAGACGAAACACTAAACTCTCCTAGTCAGGTTTCGGTTCAGGAGCCTAAAAAGTGGATTGATATCGATCTAGCTACTCAGACTGGTACTTTAAATAATCTAGACTACATAGGATTTAAAACAGGCTATATCAGCCACCCAATGTTTGCTAAGCCTAGTATCTCTACCATATATGATTCTTCATATAACCCTCCAGCAGGCTTTGGGATAGATGACTATGAAGAATTAAAACTTAGTAGCGGTATTTTTCAGAAAGCTAATGCCGATGATACTTCTATAGTTAGTTTTGAATCATATATCAGACCGCTAACTGACGTAAAATCAGCAATGTCCGAGATGGTTTCTAAGGCCTATACAAGCGAAGCTAGTGTAAGAACTTATGCTGAGTATCTTAATAGCAGAGTTGTAATTTATGGCGATTTTACTCATTTTGAGAGCGCAATATTGGCCAATAATATATACCCAAATAGCGCCGGTTATGGTGCGGACTATGGGTATCACGAGACCCCGCTGACTGATGATGGCACTATAAATATATATGGTTCTTATGTAGAAATCGGTAATAGTGCAGACACTCTTCCCACTCAGCTTAGTGCCAACGGTGATGCTACTTTTGCAGGGACTGTAGATGTTACCGGACTATCTACTCTAAGTACTGTAGAAGTTTCCAGTAGCGTTAAAGTCCTCACTACCACTGGATCATTTACCACTGCCGATACTAGTGGTACGGGTATTTGGCTTGATACTGGCTTTATTGCTGTAGCTCGATCTGCTGCCACTCCTATGTTTGTTAAACGACAGACCGATGATGGGCCTTTAATTTCTTTAATACAGTCTGGCACTCAAGAAGGAAGTATATCTGTCGCTGGTACCACCGTAAGTTATAACACATTCCTTGGTTCGCACTACTCGGAAATTACTGAACCTACTCCACCTAAAGGCACAGTTATGGAATCTACAAACAGCCTTGTAGAAAATAGATATCAAAGCCAAGAACGTATGCCTAAAGCAAAAATCTCTGATACTGCCGGTAGCAGCAAAGTATATGGAGTATATTTGGGACCAGACTACGATGAGAATGATCAGCGGAGTGGGCACCTAATTGCTGCTATCGGAGCTGCTTGGATTAGAATTGCTTCTGGCGTATCCGTGCAGCCGGGAGATCTTATTCAATCTAATGGCGATGGCTGCGGTCAAGTTCAGTCAGACGACACTATCAGATCATCAACTGTCGGAAAAGTCATATCAAACGTTGTCGTTGAGACTTACGAAGATGGTTCTTACCTAGTTCCTTGTGTTCTGTATTGCGGTTAGGAGACAAACATGTACAAAATTATTAAAACTTTAGTAGACGAGGCTGAATGCTACATTGTCTACAACACAATTAAAAAACTAGAAGAAGCAAGGTTTTCTACCAATAAAGAGGCAATGTCCTACGTTATGGGCAGATAGTAGCCTAGCAAAAAGTTTGCTAGGATTTAAATATACACATTACATATTAAGGAAAAATAATGACTGAAAACAATCAATCAGAACTTCTAAATGGGGTCCTAAGCATTACTCGAGACCAGCTAACCCGTTCTATGAGCATGGCTACTGAGCTAGAAGCTCTTCTAATCATTGAACGAAAAAAGACTGCTGAGCTAGACGCTAAGGTTGCTGAACTAAAAGCCGCTTTGGAAGAAAAAAAGAAATAAATGATAGCCGTAAAAGACGGCAACCGCACTTTATATGTTGATGGCGAGTTGCTAGCCGACTCGACTTCATATAGACGTGGATCCACTAGGTGGATTGAGTTTAAGCTCTACAAAACAGTGAATGGTCAGTATGTGCTGTCCCGGGTGGGCGTCTCTATTATTTATCATGGAGCCGCCTGCGAGCTGGTGACTAATTACAACTTGCAAGAGACTTCGCACGAAAACCTAGAATTAAGTAGTATTCCTTGCGAAAGGTGTTGTCCAGACGATAGCATTGCTTTAATTTTTCCAGAGAAGAATCGCTACTGGGCTCAGGTTAGCGATCAGGCATCAGCAGTATTAGATGCACTGTATAAGTACGATAACGGCGGTGCTAGGTATCTAACTAACGTCGCTCAAAGGCTTTTGGAAGATGCTGCTAAAAAAGACAAAGATATTGCAAAAGTCTACAGATTTGAGATAATCGAATAAAAGTAGTAATATAGCTTTACCAATACGAAAGACGCAAATGACAAATTTAGACGGTGTAAAACTGGAGCTTGTTGACAATGTCGATAAGGCCCGTGAGTTTATATCTTGGTTGGGCGAACGCCGACCTCACAATGCAATCTCTATAGATACCGAAACCGGCGAACGCCCTGGCGGCAAGCGTGATGATGCACTATCACCTTGGCACGGACAGCTTCGACTAGTTCAGGTTGGCGACGGGATGACTGGGTGGGCTATCCCGTGGGGTGAATGGTCTGGAGTATTTTATGAAGCCATGGATAAGTTTGATGGTCCAATAGTCTGCCACAACGTAGCATTCGAAGCTCGTTGGTTTGAGATTCAATCTCGTTGGAAGATGCCTTGGCATCGAGTTCACGACACTATGATTATGGCTCACCTAATCGATCCGCTTGGTTCTGGTGCCCTAAAAAATCTAACATCTCGTTATGTGGATGCAAATGCTGCTCGTATGCAACAAGTTTTAGATGATGGCATGACAAAAAACGGCTGGACTTGGGGGACCGTTCCAATCAACTTTCAGCCTTACTGGGCGTATGGTGCCCTAGACCCCGTCCTTACAATGCGCCTTTGGGAGATATTCTGGGAAAAGTGTGGCCCCGATAAGCCTTATAGCCAAGCTTACGAACTTGAAATGAACACCCGTCGCATTGTTACTCGCATGGAGCTCAATGGTGCCCGCCTAGACCTCGACTACTCAAAAAAGAAGTACCAAGAACTAGTTGACTATACAGAGCAGGTCAAGGACTGGGCAAAGACTACTTATGGGTTCTCTATCACAAGTAATGCCCAGCTGGTTCGTCAATTTGAGGCACTTGGTGCAATGATTACCGAGACAACCCCGTCTGGGGCTAAATCCGCGAGTGCGGACCAACTCAAGCTTCTATTGCGTGACGGTACTCCAGAGGTTCAGCAGCTTGCAGACGTAGCTCTTAAGCAACGCAAGGCAGACAAACTTGCGTCCACCTACTTCTCTAACTTTATTAACGACAACGTCAATGGCTTTGTTCATCCGTCTGTAAAGACTCTTGGTGCTCGTACCGGTCGTATGTCTATTCAGAACCCAGCATTACAGACTCTTCCGAAAGGTGACGACACTGTCCGTCGTGCTTTCTTGCCTAAAGACGACAAACACGTAATTATTACTTCGGACCTTGACCAAGTTGAGTTCCGTATGTTTGCGTCGCTATCTCAAGACCCGAATCTGATTAATCTGTTTAACCTTGCTGATGCAACTGGTTCCGATCCGTTCACCGAAATTGGTCGTGAGATTTATGGTGACCCGACGATGCAAAAGTCCGATAAGCGACGTGGACTAATCAAGGGTGTGGTTTATGGACGCCTCTATGGTGCAGGTGTTGCTAAGCAAGCTTTGACTGCCGGCGTTCCAGAGGATCAAATGCGTGCGGTATCTAACGAATTTGATAAGCGTTTTCCGGGTATGCAACTGTTTCAAAAAAGAGTTGAAGATATTGGAATGCGTCGTCTTCGTACTGAGGGTCAAGGCTATGTAAATACTTGGACTGGACGTCGCCTACCTTGTGACGAAGACCGTGTTTATACTCTTGTAAACTATCTCATTCAAGGTGGTGCGGCTGAGGTCTTTAAGTCAAACCTAGTAAAGCTTGATCAAGCCGATTTGACAGAACTACTCATTGTGCCTGTTCACGATGAAATTGTTTTGAATGCTCCTCGTGAAGATGCCGCTGAGATTCAACGGATTGTCCGCGAATGCATGACTACAACAGACGGTTGGGCAGTTCCACTAACTGCCGATGTAGATGGTCCATTAGAGAATTGGGGGCAAAAGTATTGAGTAAATTTGTTTTAGCTGTAGACCCTGGCAAAGCCAGCGGTATTGCGTTGTTTAAAAAAGAAGATGGTAAGGACCCGGAGCTAATCTGGTCTGGCGAGTATCAGCAAGATGAGTACGCTCAGCCGATTAGAAAAGCTCTAGCCCAGGCTATGATGGAGGGCATTGCCATAGAGATTGCTTGCGAGCGATTTACTATCAATGCTCAAACTGTGAAGAACTCCCAGTCTCCTTACTCTTTGGAGCAAATTGGTATTTTGAAGCAGTGCATGATTGATTTAGGTATGAAGGCCGAAGATTTAAATTTACAAGCCCCGTCAGACGCTAAAGCTCTTTTCCCTAATCCAGCACTAAAGAAGCTCGGTTATTGGCACAAAGGTGGCGAAGGTCACGCACTTGACGCAATCCGACACGGCTTGCTAAGATTTGTAAAAACAGGGTGGCATCCTATAGGCTTACTAAAAGAATAAAAAGTATTAGCAAAAAATTAACACAACAGAGTTTTTTTCTGCTAGTATGTATATACACAACGACAAAAGGAATCCAATGACTGTATTTGTAGACCTCGACCCAGCGGGCGGGCACATTGTCATTAACGCTGAGTGGCGTTTAAAAGAACTATGTAAAAGCCTTCCCGGAGCTTCCTGGGACACCAAAACTTCTGTATGGCGTATTCCTCTTTCATGGGCTGGTTGTTTGGCGCTGCGTTCTACTTTCCGCGAAAGCCTAGTTATTGGAGAGGGTTTAGCTGCCTGGGCAGCTACTGAAAAACTTACTCGTATTGACCCGTCAAATGCTCTGCGTGACGTTGATATTTCAGAGATTGGTGACCAAGACCTATTTCCACACCAGCGTGCTGGAGTTGAGTTTTTAGCTACCGCTAAGCGTGCACTACTTGCTGATGAACCTGGACTTGGTAAAACTGCTCAGGCTATCCGTGCTCTAAAAAAGATGCATGACAATGGTGAACAAGTTTTCCCTGCGCTAGTTATCTGCCCGAACACTCTCAAAAAGAACTGGGAGCGTGAGTTTGATCGCTGGTGGCCTGGAGTAAACGTTACCGTTATCAATGGCTCTGCCGTTAAGCGTCGTGGTCAGTTTGAGCAGCAGTCAGATGTGATTGTTATTAACTGGGAATCACTACGCACTCATTCAAGACTTTCTTCTTATGGCTCTATTGCCCTTGCCCGTTGCGTTGATTGCAAGGGTCACGATTCCAGAATCACTCCTGCCCGCTGTGAGGTACATACTCGTGAACTAAATGAGATTGACTTTAAAGCTGTTATTGCTGACGAGATTCACCGCTCAAAGGATCCGAAGTCTAAGCAGACTCGTGCTCTCTGGGCGGCTACTGGTGATGCCAATATCCGCTACGCTCTCACTGGTACCCCTATTGCTAACAATGTGATTGACCTTTGGCCGATTCTCCACTGGTTGGAGCCAAAAGAGTGGCCTAGCAAAACTAAGTGGATTGACCGCATGATTGACACCATGATTAATGCTTTTGGTGGCATGATGGTTCTCGGTGTTAAGGCTCACATGGAAGATGAGTTTTACGCTGCAATAAATCCTCGTATGCGTAGAATGCTCAAGTCTCGTGTACTTCCTTGGCTACCAGAGGTCATCACTGAACGTCGTGACGTTGAGATGGGTGCTAAGCAAGCAAAAGCTTATAAGCAGATGCTGGAACACATGATTACTCTTCTAGAAAGCGGAGACTCGCTAATTGCGTCTAACCCACTTACCCAGACTCTACGTCTTCTACAGTTTGCTAGCTCTTATGCCGATGTGTCTGTAGACGAGACTGGAAAAGAAAAAGTTACTTTGTCGGACCCATCCTGTAAAGTAGATGCTCTAATGGATGATATTAAAAGCGGTGACTTTGGAGAAGACTCTGTAGCAGTTTGTGCAGTGTCTCGTCAGCTCATTGAAATCCTAAGTGCTCGCTTAACTAAAGAGGGTATCGAGCACGGTTTGATTACTGGTGCTCAGGACCAAGACGAGCGTCAGAAGTCTATTGACGACTTCCAGTCTGGCAAAACTAAGTGGATTCTTTTCACTGCTCAAGCTGGTGGTGTTGGTGTCACCTTGACAACTGCTCGCAGACTTGTTATGCTACAAAGACCATGGTCTCTTGTTGACTACAAGCAAGCACTAGATCGAGTTCACCGCATTGGCTCTGAGATTCACGACTGCGTGATTATCACTGACTATGTAACCGAAGGAACTGTCGAAGAGCGTGTAATTCAGGCTCTAGATACAAAATCAGATAACTTTGAGCAGATTGTTCGAGACAAAGAACAGCTACTCAAGATGCTTAAAGAAAGCAAGGCAACTCTATAATGACAACTGAACCGATCAGAATCTCTAACTCCGAAATTCAAACATTCAAGGACTGCCGTCGCCGTTGGTGGTTTACCTACTATCGTCGTCTAAGACCAAAGATGGAGAACTACACAGGCGCACTAGCTCTTGGTTCTCGCATCCACGAAGCCCTAGACCAGTACTATTCAACTGGCACCCCGCTTCTGGAGGCTCACGCAGGCCTAGTTGCTAAGGATATGAAAACCCTTACCGACCAGTATCGTGACACTACTGAACTTGAAACCGAGGCTGAACTTGGTCGCGTAATGCTTGAGGGCTACCTAGAGTGGGTAGAAATTGAGGGTATCGACGCAGAGATTGAAATGATTTCTACTGAAGAGATTATCGAACGTCCAATGATGGATGGTCGGGTAACGCTACAAGGTAAAATCGATATGCGTGTTCGTCGTAAGATTGATGGCGTTCGTATGTTCCGTGACTTCAAGACTGTCGGTAGCTCATTTACTGAGTTCGGGTCAACTGCCCACATGAACGAGCAGATTCTTACTTACATGCTTCTAGAAGAAGCTCAGAACCAAGACGGCGAACGCTCCGAGGGTGGTATCTTCACTATGCTCCGTAAAGTAAAGCGTGGAGCATACGCAAAGCCACCATTCTATGGTCAGATTGAGGTTCGCCACAATGCCTTTACACTTCGCTCATTCTGGCAACGTCTTGAGGGTACTCTTGAAGACATGCTCCGAGTCCGTGATGGTCTCGATGCTGGAGAGAGCCACTATAAACTTGCATATCCAAAGCCGTCTCGCGACTGCAAATGGAAATGCCAATTCTTCTCTATTTGCCCTTTAGTTGACGATGGTTCGGCAGCTGAAGCAGCAATTAGCGATGCGTTCGTGGTCGCCGACCCTTACGGTTATTACAACAACACAGAGACGAAAGGAGCAGAGTAATGTCGCAAGTCGATCGCAGTTTAACCATTATGGTTTATGGCGAATCTAAGGTTGGTAAATCAACCTTTGCCGTTACAGCCCCCTACCCACGTTTGATGTTGGATGTAGAAGGCGGTCACCGCTTCCTACCTATCAATGTCAAATACTGGGACCCAATCCGTGAAGAGCCACCAGTGGCTGACGGAACCTGGGACACAGTTGTAGTCCAAGTTCGTGACTATGACGTCGTTATGAAGACATTCCAATGGCTTCAGAGCGGCAAACACCAGTTCAAGTCCTTAATCATTGACTCAATTTCCGAGTTGCAGGTTAAGTGCATGGATCAAATTGCAGGTACAGAGCAAATGAAGATGCAGCAGTGGGGCGAACTACTTCGCCACATGGGTGCACTACTTCGTGACCTCCGTGACCTTACAATGCACGCAACCCAGCCACTGGAGGCTGTGGTGCTAACTGCAATGGCTCGTAAGGGTCAGGATGGCGTATACCGTCCTTACCTACAGGGTCAACTTGCAATTCAAGCTCCATACTTCTACGATATTCTTGGGGCAATTACAGTGGAGCAGATTCCAAATCCTGACCCAATGCAGTCGCCTTACAAGGTTCGTCGAATGTATGTAGAACGCACTCCGGAATATGAAGCCGGTGAGCGTGTACAAGGACGACTTGGAAAAGTCGTTGAGCAAGGCGATCTAGGAGTAGAACGCATGCTCGACATAGTCTTCGGTGAGAAGGCTACAACCACAACTACTAATAAGAAAGCAGGCTAAACCAAAATGACATCAGTCAACTGGTCCGACCTAATCAAAGAAGCTGGCGACACAACCACCAACTTCGAACCACTGCCAGACGGCGATTACGAACTTAAAGTAATTGACTCTAAGGCAACCACCACCCAGACGGGTAAAACTATGTTCAAGATCACCACTGAAGTTCAGGGTGGTCCACATGGTAAGCGTCGCGTCTGGGACAACCTTGTTGTCTCTCCTGAGAATGGCAAGGCTCTCGGCATGTTCTTTATGAAGATGACCGCACTTGGTTTGGGAAAGTCATACTTTGACCAGAACCCAAGCAATGCTCAGATTGAGCAGGCCCTATTCGGTCGCTCATTCCGTGCAACTCTTGGTACCAAGACCTATAACGGTAACCGTAGCAACGAAATTAAGCAGTACCACATTATTCGTACTGATGTTGCTCCAGCCCCTACCGAAGCTCCTCAGGCTGTTACAGCGGCTGCTCCTGCCCCTGCTCCAGCTCCGGCTCCAGCTCCGGCATCACCTGTTACTTCGGACGCAACTCCGTTCTAGCACTCAGATAGACTCGGGGGGCACCTTATGGTGTCCCCCGTATCTATAAGAAAGGTACTTATGAAAATCCTGTTCACAGGTATGGCTTCGCACCACACCAAGCCATCGTCAAACGTTACATTTTTTAGGACTCTATCTGAAAGAGTTGAAACATTCTCCACCATAGAGTGGGCAACTCCAAGCGTTACTTGGACCGAAGATTATTTAAATCAGTATGATTATGTTGTAGTTGGATTGACTCCACCAACTAGTCTGAGTGCAAATAAAATTTATGGGGCATTGCACACAATAAACGTTATGTATGACTCACCTAAGCTAGTCATGGTTCTAGATCACCCGCAGCTATGGCAGTACAAGCACGGATTTAACTCGATTGATTCTGACCCTACTAGCATATTTACTAATTTTTATTCAAAGCGTAGAGAGTTTTCCCTGGCTAAAGAATCCTATGTGGGAAGCATAGCTGAAGCAAATAAAAAACTACTTACTAAGAAATGGCCTAAAACCATTTATCCATCACTCCCCTGGGATAATTCAAGAAATATAGATAAACTTCTTGGCCTATGTGCAGAAGAGAGCTTAATACCTGTAAATTTGGACGCATTTCTACTAATAAAAGATGAGCCATTAGGTAAAAAAGTTGGATCTGGCTGGGTATCGGATCAGTCAAAATCTAGATGGTTATCTGACTTATCTAAACTTTTAACCCTGCCTGTGGGCTCTATAAGCTCCTCCAAGAAGTTATCTGATTCTGACGCGTTTGAATCCATAAAGAACTCCTTTGGCCTTCTAATGGCCCCTCAAGAGCGAGGAGTGGGTGTTTGGTGGTCGTATAGACTAATTCAAGCACTGAATTCAAATACTCCTGTTTTATCGGATTGGAAAGAGACTTCCCGGCTTGGCCCAGAGTGGTCATTGCTAGGCTATGAGCTTGAAAACCAGACAAAAGAAGATATAATTAATATTGCAAAACTGCAAAAAGAATCTTATCTAAGCAATATTTCAACAAAAAAGGATTCAGATAATCTTCTGAGTTCCATATTCAAAGAGACAAAGTAAAGGAAAAAAATGCCAGAAATTAATTTTGACTGGGTACGTCAACAAATGCAGGATGCCAAAGTAAAAATTGGCACCGGAAATGCTTTGCTTGCATTACTAGAAACCTGGAATGCTCAAAATCTTAGCGATAATCAAGTAAAAGAAACTATAGAGTACTTCTCTAAGCTTGCTGCTGGAAAAAATATCCACGAAGACAAGTTAGTAAATGAGGTTTGGGTACCAGCTATGCCAGGTCAACTAACCGTTGGCGACGAGGTAAGAGTTTTATCAGACGCATTTAGCGACAAAGCTGGAGTAAGTCACAATGGAAGACGCGGTAAAATAATCGCTATTCGATATGGCGATGTCATCTTCAAGTCTACCGATGGTAAAGACCCGGTGCTTGAAGGAACCCACTATTCCCCGTACAAGCTAGAAAAAAGAGTTCGATAATGCGTACTTCATTTGAGCTAAAGTTTGAAGCCAAGAACTACGAGGCAGCTATGAACATTGCGGCTAAATATATTGGTGAGTTTTTAGATGTACCCGTACACGAGGTTGCTGATAAAACTGACACCGAGCTAAAAGTTGAGCTAGTTGATGGGAAATATCAAGTAACAGCCTATGGCAAATTAAAAACAAATTTTGCCACATTTGGGCTTGACAAGCATAAATAAATCCCATATTATTTAGTCATGCAAACATTTGTACCTATAACTACTAGTTTCGAAGATATCGCCAAGGTGCTTGACAACAAGCGTCTCAACAAGCAAGCCCTTGAGGGCTGGCAGATTCTTATGGTCCTGCTTGAGCTCGATCCACAAGGAGAGCATCGTGTGCCAAAAGCTTGGGTAAACCACCCCGCAGTAAAGATGTGGAGAGGCCACGAAATGGCTCTGTATATTTATATCCAGTGCATGGTAGACGAGTGGAAACGTCGTGGCTACAAGTCAACTATTGGCGACAAAGCTAAAGCAACAATTTTTCGTGCGCTTGATCTAGAGATAATTGATGACTCTAATATGTTTAATCCTGATTGGATGCGCTATCAGCCTAGTTATAAAGAGATTGCTGCAAGTCACAGAGCTGCGCTTTTAAGTAAAGATTACGAGTGGTATTCGCAGTTTAATTGGCCAGAAGACAAAGGATATCGTGTAGAAACATACGAATATGTATGGCCTGTGTAATTTGTAATTTACCGTAAGTTTAGTACACTAAACGGGACTTATCAATATATAATCTTTATATGGCTAAAGATTCTAGAATCGGTGAGTCCCTCTGGTTTATCTGGGATGGGGATAGTAGTGAGCCATTTCACGAAGACTCTATTGTGTTCTACACAGAAGAGCACGTAGATATTGAAGAAGATGTTGTAAGAAAAGCTCTAGCTTCTTCAATACAGAGGGAAGGCATATCTGATTCACTATCTGGTGGATTTATGCTAATAGCCTCTGGGGCCTCTGGTCATTCTTATTATGGCTACTCCCTTGACTATGAGACGCAAGCTATTTGCAACTCTAATGGTTACTCGGAATCTGGACTATTTTTTAGTCAAGTTGCTCCAATTACCTGGGTAGAAATTTTTGATGTTTATTAGTAATGAAGATTGGCACGAAGATGCTGAATGTGCCAAACCAGAAAACAAAGATTACGTAAAAGATTTTTTTGCCAATAGGCCATCTAAGCAATACAAGGCATTAAATATCTGTGAAGCATGTCCTGTCAGGAAAGAGTGTCTTCGCTGGGCGTTAGATACCAAGCAAGTGTGGGGGATCTGGGGAGGTCTTAACTACAAACAGATCCGTAGGACTCTGTCTGTAAACTGGGAAGGTCAGGAGATGCGCCACAATAGGTTCCCGCTCTGCCCTTACTGTAAATCAAAGACAGCTTCTCTGTCTACTAAAACTATCTCCAGGCCAAACGGTGGGCGTTGGGCAACTATGAAAATGGTTGAGTGTTCTGACTGCTTATTCAGCTGGCAAAGTAGAACTAGTGCTAACGCGGTTGACGCTTATCACTCACTAGAAACTAAAAAGAAAAAGTCTTAAATAGTTTTATTTATTTTTTACAGGGATAACGCTGATATATTCGCGTGGATCAAAGTCTCCACCAAAAGCCATTGTCAATAGTCCAGGTTTTGACTCTAGACCTGCACGGTCACGGAACCACTCTGAACCGGGGTCAGTTGTTGGGCACTGTAGCCACAGTCGGTCACCTATATCCATAGTTCGGAAGTTGTGGAAGTGTCCAGATACCCAAATATCAGCAAGTCCTAGTGCAGTCTGTCCGGCAGCTTGACCTGACAAATATCTTAGAACGTTGTTCTGATTTGCTTGATGTCCATGGAACATTCCTAGGTGGGTTCCGCAAATCTCTGTGACTAGGGTTTGATGTCCAGAGGATGGAAAACGAAACTCTACGTGCTGCAATGCAGGGTTTTCAGCACAGGCATCTTGAACTGCAGATGCAATTTCTACGTTCCAGCCGTCTGCCGGGTCTGCTGCAACTTGACGAGTTACTTCATCATGGTTTCCGTTAATAACCGGAACAATCATATTTTCTGCTAGTGGTGCAAAAGCTTTGATTTGAGCCATGAGTAATCTACGTGCAACTCTTACCTGTTCGGTCAGTCCAAGGTCCGAAGCAGCTTGACCCTGGAGACGACCATGCTGGCTGACGTTACCCTCTACATGGTCTCCCGGAAGGCCGAGAGTAATTGTTCCAAATGAGAGTCCCATTTTTTGGTAGTTAGTGAATTTGTTTACAGCCGCTTCAGTTAAATATAGAAGTCTATCAATTGATTGTTGAGTTCCCTGTCCTCCAGTTTTTTTACCAATTTGCTGATCGCTTGGAAATACTCCATAAGACCCAGTTCCGGTTGCTTTTTTAATTCCTGTTGCTGGACGCCATTTTTTAAGTTCATCAACTAACTTTTCGGCATCTAATTGATCGTAATGAATAAGTGTGTTTGGGACTAAGTTAACTCGAAGTGATTCAAGGAATTCGCCGTCATACTTTTGCCACTTGCCGCGACGCATAGATGAGACAGTCCACTCGTTCGGATCTAATCCAAACTCTTCAATTACCGTAGCGGCGTCTGGAATTTCCGAAGAAGGTCTAGGTTTAGAAATAATAAACCCGCCCTTAGATGTGTCTACGTCCATCCGTGGACGCCAGTCTTCTGGGATGTTTAGAGCTTTAACATCTGAGCCAGATTTTCCAGGACTACTTAAATCTTCTAAACGTTCCGAGATTCCCATTTACTTAGCCATTCTTTTACATGGGCAGTCGCCACGACGGTGGCGATCTACGGCACTGTTACTTATGTCATGTCCTTCTTCACGAAGGATGCGGCCTATAGTGCTGTTATTAATTCTAGTCGGGTTTGCGTCTTCTACGTCGAGAACGGCTTTTAAATTTGCTTTGTCTTGCTCTGGCAGCATGTTGCCGGCTAGTAGAGTTCCTATTTTGCACAGCCGGACTACGTGGGTAGTGTTGGCAGCAGATAATTTGTCAGATAATGACATTGCTCTCCTTATGTCGTTTATGTCTTTTAGTATAGCGAGGTTTTATTAGATTAGCTAGCTTTTTTACGTGTTCTAACTGGTTTAACTTTTGGCTCTTCTACAGGGATACTCTGGCCTAAAACCAAGGTTTTAATAATTCCGATCTCTGCGCCAGTTTTCATTACATGCGCTTCTATGTTATTCACCCTGTCAGCTAGAGAGCTGCCGCCATTTTCCCAAAGCTGGTGCTCTACGCGGTCTAGTCGATCTGCTAAAGTTCTGCCATCTTTATCGGTTCCTAATGCTTGTCCAATACGATAGACTAATCTGTATATTGAATAGATACCGCCAAAAATGACTCCTAATGCTGTAATAACAGCAGCTATGGTAAAAATAGTCTCTGCAGGCATGGTCTATAATAGAACTCTCTAGGAAGCAATTAGGTTTGCTTTTTCTATTTTACCCTATAAGGGATTGCCTTATTTGACGGGCTGTTAGCTCGAGCCGCCAATAAGTATAGCCATTTCGGCATTTCAACTTGCACTCGTATGTCTGCGGGTGTACTATTTTGATTACTAACTTATTGGAAAGACGTTTATATGAGCAACTGGGAGTCGGCTGGCAATGGCCGTTTAGCTAAAGGAGCCGATTGGTACGCAAAACAAGGATGGGTTTTATTACCTGTCCATGGTATTGAAGATGGCCGCTGTACTTGTAACAAGCCTCACGGGGATTCTAAAGATGTTGGTAAACACCCTGCCCTAAATAGCTGGAATACCGAAGCGTCGTCCGACCCCACTCAAGTTGGTATTTGGTGGGAGCAAAACCCTGAATATAACGTTGGTGTTTTTTGTAAGCCGTCTGGATTTTTTGCAATCGATGTTGACCCACGCTCTGGTGGTGATGAGTCATTTGAGATTCTAGAAGCTCGTGCCGAGGGAAATCTACCTCCAACTGTTGAGGCCATCACTGGTGAATACAACGTTAAAGGCAAAGTAGTTCGTGGACGTCACCTTATTTATCGTTGTGACCCGAATGAAAAATTCCTAGGCAATCTATCTAAAGAGGGTCTAAAAGGAATTGATATCAAGCACAACGGATACATTCTTATTGCTCCATCACGTCACTTCTCGGGTACATCTTATGACTGGAAGCCGGGTCATGCTCCCTGGGAGATGGAAATTGCTGATGCTCCGGAAGACCTATTGTCAGTACTTAGAGCCAAAACACTTCGTCAGTCAAGCGGATCTGCATATAAAGACGGAAACTGGGACTGGGTATCTGAACTTGAGTTTGCTGGCGAACGTGTTGATATTGAAAAAGTTCTTGAAGAAGGAATTGACGAGGGTCATCGAGCAGTCGAGGTATATCGACTAGCCTGTGCTTTGGCTAATAAGTTTGGAACCAGCACTGAATCTAGATTGATGATTGAATCTATGATGATTCGTTTTAATCACGAGATGGTTCGCCCACCGATGGAACTAGAGGGCACTAACTCGCTTCTAATGCACGTTCACCGTGCCATTGACTTTGTTGGCTCTAGTCCAAAGATTGACCGCTCTTGGCCGGGGCTTACTGAGTGGGTTGCTAGCCAGGGTCAAGAATGGGCAAATAACTCGTCTTCCGAGACTGCAGCTTCGCACTCCCCTAACGTAGTCGGCACATCGGTAACTAAATTAATTGAAGATGGTATGTCGGTATCTGATGCATCCGGTAATGGAAATCTAGACCTACCTAAAGACTTAGATGCTATCTCTGAAGAAGATGGTGGTCGACCTGGTTGGCGTACGCTTACTGATGTTGGAAATGGTCGTCGATTAGTTGACACATATGGCTCCGCTATTCGATATACCCCTGGACTTGGTTGGTTTCACTGGGATGGAACATACTGGCGTCCAGATGCCGAAGACTTAGAGCTTCAAGAACTTGCAAAGCGCATTGCTCCTGTAATTGCTAGTGAAGTTGGAAACTATGGTGAAGACGAGCAGCAAAAAAAGCAAGATGTAATTAAGTGGGCTAATCAGGCTAAATCAAATAGCAGAATTAGCAACATGATTAGCAGCTGCGTCTCCGACCCTCGTGTTGTTGTTGGTGTAGAACGCTGGGACGGAGATGAAAATCTACTTGGTGTGATGAATGGTGTAATCGACTTGAACACTGGTGAACTACTACGTGGTAAGCCGGACCTATATATTACAAAGCGTGCTCCAGTTAACTACACTCCTGGACTCCGTAACGTTCGCTGGGAGCAGTTTATTGACTTTGCAACTGGCGGAGACAAGGAGCTTCAGGACTGGATTCAAAGAGCGGTTGGTTACACGTTAACTGGTATGAATAATCAGGACATAATGTTCTTGGTTTACGGCCCTCCCGGGTCTGGTAAAAACACTTTTGTTGAGACTATTGTTGAAGCACTCGGCACCGAGCAGTATGCTGGAGCACTTTCTTCTGAAGTTCTTGCTGCCGGAGATGGGCGATCTACCTCTTCTGACCAGTACTATCTGGCTGAGCTTCGCGGTAAGCGTATGATTTGGGTCGACGAGTTGCCTGAGACTGAGCGTCTAAAAGAAAACAAGATTAAGCAACTTACCGGTTCATCTACTATCCAAGCACGTTCTCCTGGCGAAAAGCCATTTACATTCCGTGCACAGGGTAAATTGTGGGTAACAACTAACCACCGCCCTATGATTACTGATGATGCTATGTGGCGTCGTATTCGTCCTATCCCGTGGGCAAACGTAGCAGAGAATCCAGATCCAGCATTAAAGTCTTACTTAGCTGACCCTGAGGGTGGGCTTCCAGCGGTGCTTGCTTGGGCTGTTGAGGGTGCAATCAAGTACTTAGGCTCATCTGCTCGTGACCCGCTTGGTTGGTGCTCTGCTGTTCGTGAGGCGGCAGATATTTATCGTAAGAATGAAGACCGTATTGGTCTCTTCCTAGACGAAGAAACACGCGAAACCGAGGGTGCTTCGGTACTTGTTAAGCAGCTATTTTCTATCTATAGAATGTGGTCTGATGAACGCGGTGAACGCCCAATGACTCAGATTGCATTCCAGCGTAAGTTGACCGACCGAGGGCTACCTATTTTTGGTCAAGGAGCTAGAGCCGAGGTTAGAAACCGAACTCAGATGCCGAGGATAGTTGAAAATACTGAAGTTGACTGGATAACTGCTACACGTTTTGCACGTAATATTTAGTATTTATGTGGTAGGATATCAGTGTGTTTCTCGGGAGAGAGTAATGACACCAAGGGGTCTGCGTAAAGCAGGCCCCTTGAACTAAATCTTATAAATTAAGGAAAACCATGCACGTAAGAATTGCTACTCCTATGTACGGTGGAAACTGTAAAGGTATATACGTAGACAGTATTTTAGGCCTAACCTTTGAACTAGCTAGAGCTGGGCATGAAGTTTCTTTTTCCAAGGTCTATAATGAGAGCCTAATTACCAGGGCAAGAAATAATCTTGTTTATGAATTTTTAAATAGCACTGCTGATGTCTTACTATTTGTAGATGCAGACGAAGGATTTAACGCAGCCGATGTTGTTAAAATGTTGGAATGTGATAAAGACATTATTGGTGGCATCTACCCGATGAAAAATATTAACTGGGAAAATATTAAAAAAGCTGTACTAGCTGGAAAAGAAAATTTAGCAGAGTATACTGGATTTTTTGCACTAAACATGTTGCCTGGAGAAACTCAGATAAGACTGAATGAGCCGATTGAAGTTACAGAAGTAGCCACTGGTTTGATGGCTATTAAACGTTCTGTTTTTGAAAAAATGGAAGAACATTGTCCAAAGTACGCTTTGAACAATAGTACTGCTAACTTTGAGTTTGACAAAATGGTTACAGAATTTTTTGCAACTAGCATTACTCCAGAAGGTATTCTGTTGTCGGAGGATTATCACTTCTGCCGTAAGTGGAGATCGTTAGGTGGTCAGGTTTATGCAGCCCCTTGGATTTCTGTAGATCATGCGGGAGAATACATATTTAGTGGACGGTTTGCTTCTCACATAACACTAAATGGAACTAAAAATGAATAAGAATGACATCAAGTAATTTAGTTCAAAAATCTGTGGCTAATGGTGGCAAACTTGCCCCTTTGGTTATCTCTAACGGATTAACTTCCGGTACTGGGCTTATGAACCCGTCTGTTTTTGTCAACTCTAAAAACGAGATTCTTGTAAACCTCCGTCACGTCAACTACACTTTGTATCACTCGGAGAACAATCAACGATTTATTAGTCGCTGGGGTCCGCTTTCTTATCTACACCCCGAGCAAGATCAGGCTCTTCGCACAACTAACTATATCTGCAAGTTGGACTCTAACCTGTCTATGGTTGGCTACGGCGCTGTTGATACATCGAAGCTGGACATAGAGCCGCTGTGGGAGTTCACTGGTCAAGAAGACTGCCGACTGGTCCAGTGGGGTGGTGACTACTACAACATCGGTGTTCGTCGCGATGTAACCCCGGATGGTCAGGGGCGCATGGAGATCAGCAAGTTGGAGATTGACTGGGATACCTGGGAAATCAAAGAGGTATCTCGATTGCGCATTCCTGCTCCTGGTCTTAATGACTCTTACTGCGAAAAAAACTGGATGCCGATAGTAGACAAGCCTTTTCACTTTGTGAAGTGGACTTCTCCAACTGAAGTTGTGAGGACTTGGCCAGACGAACCAGCCCGCTGTGAGCAGGTATCCCTAACCCCTGGACTAATTCCACCAAAAGACCAGCGGGGTAGTTCCCAAGTGGTGCGATGGGGCAATGTCTACATTGCTATAACGCACGAGGTAGATCTTTTTAAAAACTATCTGGACCAAAAAGATGGAATCTATCGCCATCGCCTAGTTGTTTGGGACGAGCAGTTTAATCTTATTGGGCTATCTCCAGAACCGTTCACGTTCTTAGAAGCTCGCATTGAGTTTGTAGCTGGTGCTGCAAAGTATGAGAATGATCTTCTGATTAGTTTTGGTTTTCAAGATAACGCTGCGTTTGTTTTAAGAACCCCTAAGATTGTTGTTGAAAATTTGATTATGGAGGCGTTGCGTTATGAGTTCTAATGAAATCATTGAACAACTGATTGTTGACGCATCTACAGATTCGCTAAATCCGGAAAAGAACTTCAACATTGCCCTTGAGTATGAAAAATTGGGGCAGACTGCATCTGCTGTTGGGTTTTATCTTCGAGCCGCAGAGTATGGGTACAAAACTGACCCACTCACTGCGTACTGCGCTCTGCTTAAAATTTCTATTTGCATCGAGGGGCAGAAGAACCGCGACCTTACAGTTAGCAATGTCTTGTTGCAGGCAGTAGCTTTTTTACCTGACCGCCCTGAAGCATATTTTCTTTTGTCAAGATTTTATGAAAAGTCTGGTCTATGGCCAGAAAGCTACGCTTATGCAGTTATGGGCACTATGTACAATCGACAGTTTATGGGCTTACCGTCAGACGTTGGTTATTATTCTTGGTACTCGTTAAACTTTCAAATAGCTATAGCCGCATGGTGGGTTGGACGTAAGGAAGATAGCATCGAGATTTTAACTAACATAGCAACCGACCACCGTTCCCCAAAGCTATATAAAGATGCTGCAAATGAAAACTTAGATAGGCTGGTTCCAGATGTTGATGTTTGATATCGGGGCTAACCGTGGGGACGCAACTGTAGCTGGCGTAAACTTAGGGTACAAAGTTATTGCACTAGAACCAGCTCCTAAAGTGTTTGCCGAGCTTGTACGTAATTTTATTTATGACCCAAATGTGGTTCCGCTAAGACTGGCTGTGTCCGAAACTACTGGCGACAGAATAGAGTTTTACGAATGCGTTGAAGATGGGCTGTCCACTATGGAAAAGTCTTGGTTGACTGACTCGTCTATGCCTTACAACGGTAAAGAGTTTAGAACTATCTACGTGAACACATGCACCATGGATTGGTTAGTCGAGCAATATGGGATGCCGGATCTTATCAAGATTGATGTTGAGGGGGCGGAGTGGGCTGTCTTTAGGGGTATGACTAAAAACTACGGAAAGCTTGCTTTTGAGTGGACACAAGAAACTTTGGATCAGCACGAAGAGCAACTTTTGTATTTAAAGTCAATTGGTTACACCAAGTTTAGAATGCAATTTATTGAGCACCACCTGCAGGAACCTGATATTGAATGGTCGCCAATTAAATCTAAAAATGATCTAAAAAAGCTGAGAGAAAAACTTGCCCTAGAGTGGGAGCAAGTTGGTTGGAAAAAAGCAAACCTACGCCCTACATCGGATGTTGGAATGCTTTGGGCTATTTAGTAACTTTTATTTATTAAACTTTACCCATATGCGTTCGTGCCAGTAGTACACAACAACCTTAACAACCACTTCTAGACTGACTATCTGAGCAGCAGTCTCAAACTTGCCTGTGATGAATAAAGCAATTAAAAAAGTGTTTATGCTTTGCCAAACCCTATATGTTATTGCTTTAGTAATAGAGATTTTTCTAGAACTAGCCACTATAGCCCCAGTTCGGCACGCTTTTTAGTTGCTGAGATAGCCTGAAGTTCTGGGCTCAGTTCTACCTTCTCGATTAGGTAGCCGACATCACGCCCGTAAACAATGTTTGTAATGTTTGGTAGACGCATCTTTAGGGTATCTGGTTGCTCTGGAATGAACTCGACTACTTGATGAAAAGTGAGAGGGTCTTTCTCGGAAGTGCCGTAAGTGTTTCGGATACCGACTAAGACTTGCTCGGTTCGGTTATGTGCTTCCTCTTTTAGAGCTTGATGACCCTCGTGCCAAGGCTGGTAGCGGCCTAGCATCAGAGTTGTTGGGGCAGACCAGTCGAAAAGGCTAAACTTTTTAATTACTTCGTCAGCCATTTCTTTGTCTGACTTCCACTCGTAAAAAGTGTGGTCAGCGTCAATGACTGGAATCCACATAGCGTCTGTATCGGAAAAACGACTAGAGGCAATAGTGTTCATCACAATCTTGATGTCTGGGGTGCCGAACGCTTTACGAGTTGCCTTAGTTGGGCAGATAAAGTCAACAATTACAGTGTGACCTTGCTTAGATAGCAAGCGAGCCATCTCAGCGAGGCGACGAGCGTTTTCTGCTCTATCTTTCTCACTAAAGCCTAGGTCAGAGTTTAGGGTGGAGCGAACCTCGTCTGCGTTTAGGTGAATAGCGTTTAGACGCTCCTTTAGGGCTTCTGCCAAGGTTGTTTTACCTGAGCCTGGTAGTCCTAGGATTTGAATAATCACTGCACTTTGTCTTTCACATAGTTGTAGAGTTCTAAGTCTAGCGAGTTGTTTTCGTACACTCCTGCAATCTCTTCTTCAGTTAAAAGTGCCTTCAGTTTAGCAGTGGTCCACTCGTTGCCTTGGTTATCAGTGAATATGCTGTAGTTGAAGGTAGGGTTTTCGTTGACCAGAGACGCTCTAAACTCTTCTTCAATATCCAGGTCGTAGTTTTCTTTGAACCAGTTGCAAACATTGGTAGTAAATCGGTCATGGTTTTCCAAGGTGTCGATAATAGTCATCTTGTCTACTTGAGATTTTGCGTATTCAATTGAGGTCTTATCGTTTGCAATCATCCACTCTTTCCAAAAACTACCGTGAGAAGGCTGGGTTTCAAACTTAATCGAGCCATCTTCAGGAAGTAGTTTATTAATGTGTTTTACATAAAAAATAGCCTCTTCAACCCCATTACAAACAAATTTTGTTTGCAAGTTATTATTATTTACAAACTTTTCATCCGTAAAAAGAAAATACTTAAATAGGTTCCCAATATCATCTTTTGTATATTCTTCAAAATAAACTGACCAAGCATCAGTCATCATTGCCCAAGCAAACTGACTCACCATTCTGTCCAATGGGTCTCTAAAGACACAAGCAGTCTCGATTTCTGGGTAGTTATCACTTGGGTGTGAGCCGTAGTGAGTTTGAACAAAGGCGTACTTATTGTAGCCATCAAAGTTTTGAGTGATATTAGAAAAAACTTTTAAACCGTTGTCTTCTAGAATTGGAATAAGGTTTTTAAATCCTTTTCCTCCGCATTTTGGAATGTGTAAATACGAGAGTGTTTTCATTTGTTATCCCTTCACTTTTAAGAATGTAAAACTAGTTCCGTCTCCACTAGAAGTACTAAGCGACGAGGAATCCCCCGTTGCATTGTCAGGAACAAAGCGTTTTACAGTAACTGCTGCGGTGCTATAAACATCAAATACTAAAATAGCACTAGCAAAACTTGCTCTAGAGCGTAGCAATGCGTTAATTGGTATTGTTGCAACTCCCTTAACCCCAGAGATTGCTGGAATAGTTACTTCTGACGAGGCTAGTCCGCCCAAAGATACATTATTAGTATCTTTTGACCAAAGTTTAACAGTAACTATAGCCGCAGTATTATTTGCCTGTGTTTGAATAATTATGTTTCCACTAACTATCCAAGAAGCATCTCCCAAAGCACTGGTTCCATTGATAGTAATGTTGCTACCAGTAAAAAAACCAACCTCAGTCCAAGTATTTGCTGCTACTGCGACATCAGCACCCATAGGCATATGGGCTACTTTGTTTGTGTTTGGATTGGCACTGGTAATGCTTGTAGTTAGATTTAGTGCATTAGCAGTGACTAATGTACCACTGATTGTAGTACCAGTGATTGCACCCGTTGAAGTAATCCCAGCGACAGTGAGAGCACCTGCGTAAGACACATTGGCTAAGGTAGTTCCAGCAGCATTTTTAATGTCCAGTAAGTTTACATATGAGTAGGCAACTATCGTTACACCAGTTACGCTAAAGGAGTTTGGGTACCCAGGATAGTAAATATAGAAATAATAACCACCATAGTTGACAGCATCATAATAGAGAGATGCACTAAATGGAGTTCTAAGTCCAACTGGTGAATTTGAGCCAGTCAGGTAGACAGTGTAGCCATTATTGTTTGTAAGACCAGATGGTAATGTCATTCCTATTGAAAAATAGTAGTAGCCATTGCCTTTATCATAGTAAGTGTATACTGCTGTAAGAGGTGTAGTTATTGTCCCTTGATTAATAACCACTGGGGCAGTGTTACCGCTTGTGGTAGCAAAAGTTTGAGTAGCAGTAAAAGTATTATTTGCTGAAAGTGAAACTCCACCAGCCCCGCTAATTCCTTGAACACCCTGAGTTCCTGTTCCAGTTAAACCTTGAAGACCTGTGGTTCCTTGTGTACCAGTTATTCCCTGAGTTCCAGTGGTTCCAGTTGTACCTTGTAGTCCTGTTGTTCCAGTTGTTCCCTGAGTTCCAGTTGTACCTTGAGTACCTGCCCCAGTTCCACCTTGCGTGCCAGTTGTGCCTTGAGTGCCTTGAGTACCTGTCCCAGTAAGACCCTGTGTACCAGTTGTACCTTGAGTGCCTGAGGCACCACGCTGCCCAACTACAGATACTGTCCAGCTTGTGAACGTTCCGCTTCCACTAAATACATCTACGGTAACTGTGATACTGCTGTTAGCAGTAATTGCGGTGATAGGGCCATCCATGTAATAGGTTGGCGTAGAAACTGGGCTTATACGAACTCTTGTTCCTAGAGCAAGTGCTCCAGTAGAAGACATTGAAAATGTTTTTGCCGTTGTCCCCATAACCACTGATGATGATGAAGTTAAGTTGTCATATCCTATGCCATTAGCCCCGGTAATTCCCTGAGATCCAGTTGTGCCTTGTAAGCCTGTGTCTCCCGTGGTTCCTGTGGTTCCCTGAGATCCGGTTAATCCCTGAGGACCTATAGTACCTTGAGTACCTTGAATACCAGTTGTTCCTTGGGCTCCAACTGGGCTTATAGAGTCAAGCGAGCCGTCACCCTTTACATACTGGGCAGAAGTACCACCTTGGGTGATGAACTTATCTGCGTTGATGTACTGGAAGTAATCAATGGCGTTTGTTGTGCCACCAGTACCAGACGAAGCAACTAAGGTTGAATTTGGCTTATCGTATACGCAGTTGAGGATTGAGTAGAAGCCGCTCAAAACGACTGGTGCGACATTGTTTAGTGCGGAAGTCAGTAGTTGACAGTTTGCTAAAGTAATCACACTTGAGGCAGCCGATGTCACGGCATTGGTCACAGCAGCAACGACTACAGAATCTACAAGGCTTAGAGTTCCAGCAGTTAGAACAGGGGCAACGGTGACAGCACTTTTTACAATTACATTGGCACTAGCGTTGTTGACGGTTATGAAGTTTGGATTTCCACCAAAGATAGCGACTAAACCAGACCCAGTGATGCTTGCGGCAGCAAGGTCACACAAACGAAGAACGGTGTAGTCAGCATTACTGCTCTTTGTAAAAGTTCCAGAAACTTCACAGTTCAAGATGTTTACATTCCCTGTACCAGTGGGCGTAGTGATAGTAAGGTTTGTTATTTTTAAACCCGAGATAGTACAGCCAACACTTGTACTTACAGTTCCAGAGATTACGATGTTTCCACCAATAAGACCAGGTCCAGTTATGGTCGTGTACTGAGTAGTTATTGAAGGGCTTTCAGTGTAAGTCCCTGGGTGAACAATAATGGTTTTACGCTGTGAATCTACTAAAGTCAATGCCTTAGTAATAGAAGCAACTGGAGTAAGCAAATCACCATTACCAGTAGTGTCATTTCCATCTACTTGACTAACGTGAATTTCATAGTCATAGCCTGTGAAGGTTGTGCCTTGTACACCTTGAATACCTTGGACACCTAGAGTACCTTGAGTACCTTGAATACCAATTAGGCCTTGTGCTCCAGTTGTACCTTGAGTACCTAACTCACCCTGGGTACCAGTTGTTCCTTGCGCACC